AAATTAAAACAAAACATAACAGCAAATCAGAATTCAATACAAACAAACAAGCAATCTCGTTCTTTTCTGCAAAGAAAAACTTTCGACTTTCTTACGGCATTTGTACGCATTCTCATTTACACAAGTCAAAGCAATGGCAACCAACTTCAGCACAATTCACTTTGGTTCATTTCAGTGCAAGATTCAGCATCCAGCTGTTTCAGTCTCTGTTGTCGCCAAGCAACCACCACCACCACGCACTCAACAACCGTGTGATCCGTTCGCGAAGCTCGAAGAAAAACTCGAAGCATATTTTGACAAGCGAAAATATGCTACAATTAAAAAGCTCAAGAATGGAACATTCGTGTACAAGCACAAGACTGATGCGCAAATCAAACGCATCAAAGCAGCAGAAGCTCGCAAAGAGCAAGAGCTTTTCTCGTTCAAAACTTCACCACCCACAATTATAAGCTCAATTAGTATTGGTGGTGGTTTACAACCATCAGCGATGCCGATGGAAGCGCAAACCCACAAGAAGATCCACACTACCCCAAGTGCACGGAAAAGGTGCGTTCTTAAGAAAGTGTCGCTGACCGACACACAATTGCTAAATCTAGTGAAACAGGTAAAGAACATCGGCGTAGACAAAAACCTCACTATTGAGGTTATTGGAAAGAGGCGAAACGTGATACGCTACAAGGACTTCCGCACTAACGTTGGAGCTTTCATAGAGGTTCGACATGAACTCGGCAAGCGTGCACGTGTGGATTTAAGGATTCCAAATTCCAACATACCATTTGTTCAAATCCTTGCAAAGACCAACGCCTGGGGTATGAAGGTCAAGACGCTAGACCTGAGAAGAGGAGACAGTGGGGTCATTCTCAACCCGAAGAAGTTACACGGAAAACAAGGTAGAAGTGCACACGACATGTTCATAGTTCGTGGAAATTGTGAAGGTCAAGTGTTCGATGCTAGGTCTCGAGTTACGTTCTCGGTAATGAGTCGTATGACACACTTCTCACTCGCTGAGAACTTTTGGCGAGGGTTAGACACAAATTGGGCAAAGTATCGGAAATCAGTTTCTCATACGTGCACAGCAGACTTCTCAGTTTCTGATTGTGGCAACGTTACTGCCATACTCACACAAAGTTTAACTCCGTGTTTCAAGTTAACATGTGGGAGGTGTGCTCAAGCTTTCGTCAACTTAACTTTCAAGGAAGCATGCAGGTCCTTGCATGAGGGTGCAACTGAAGGAATTTTGCATCTAGATGAAAATGCTAGCAACTTTCATCACACGAAACGCATGTTGGAAGTTGTGCGCGAGTTATCTTCAGAGGTGTCAGTTGAAGACAGTTACTTCGATGAAATTTTTCGAATGATTGGATCCCGCACACAAAGCCCATTCACTCACTTAAACGCATTGAACAATTTCTTCCTTAAAGGAAAAACAAATACAACGGAGGAATGGAGACTCGCTTCGGAAAACTTACTAGAATTAGCGCGTTTTCAGAAAAATCGAACTGACAACATAAAGAAAGGGGATTTGGCATCTTTTAGAAACAAGTTGTCAGCAAAAGCGAACTACAACTACCATTTGTTCTGTAGTAATCAACAAGACAAGAGCGCAAGTTTTATTTGGGGTCAACGTGAATATCACGCGAAGAGGATTTTCACCCAGTATTTTCAAGAAATTGACCCAGCTCTCGGGTACACCGCCTATCAAAAACGGAGACTCCCAGACAGCATTCGTGAACTGGCAACTGGAAATTTAATCGTTTCAATGGACCTTGCGAGCTTCAGAGAACAAATGCGAGGTAAAGATACCCAACAAGGGGGCGTTACAAAGAGTTGCACAAGCTCTAAAGATGGTAACTTTTTGTATCCATGTTGTTGTGTTACACAAGATGATGGAACACCAGTTCTTTCCACAGTATATCCACCAACGAAAAAGCACATGGTTGTCGGGAATTCTGGGGATTCAAAGTATGTGGACATGCCTAAAGGAGAGTCAGAATTACTTTACATGGCTAAGGATGGATATTGCTATCTGAACATATATCTCGCCATGTTGGTTAATATCAAAGAAGAAGAAGCAAAGGATTTCACAAAGAGAATTCGAGATTCGTATATACCAAAACTTGGAATGTGGCCAACATTATTGGATCTAGCCACAACCTGTGCTCAGTTGCGAATCTTCTACCCAGATGTTCATGATGCGGAACTACCACGTATTTTGATTGATCACAAGAATCAAATTTGCCACGTGGTTGACTCATTTGGATCAATCTCAACTGGGTATCACATTCTTAAGGCATCTACGGTAGCGCAACTCGTGTTATTCGCTGACGACAATCTTGAATCAGACATAAAGCACTACCGCGTTGGTGGAAGATTGTCCACACCACCGCCAGATCATGCAAACAATCTGTCTGACTTTCCAGCTGATTCATCTGCAACTCCTTTTGCAATGAGTGAATTTGCGGCCACGAAGCTTCTCATTAAGGGCGTTTTTAGACCAAATCTCATGAAACGCTTATTGCTAGAAGAACCGTACATAATGATGTTATCCTTGGTCTCACCAGGTGTTCTCATGGCTATGTACAATAATGGAGCTTTTGAAATGGCTGTACAATTGTGGATTAATGACCGACAATCAATTGCAACCATAGCCGTGATGTTATCAAATCTTGCAAAGAAAGTGTCTTTAGCAGACACACTCATGCAGCAGAAAACTATCATTGACAGCTCAGCTAGCGACCTATTGAATAATTCATTTGATGGTTTTCAACTTTACATGACTTACCACACATCAACACTTCTGCTGCAACGGATGAGAGCTCGCTATGAAGGAGATCAACCGCTTGTGGCACAAGGATTCATGAATTACGAACGAGACGTAATCAAACTTATGGAAAAAAATTATCTCGATCTCTTGGAAGAGTCATGGAGAGAGTTAAGCTGGCGGGAAAAATTTCAATCAATCTGGCATGCACGAAAATCAAGTCGGCATTTCACCGAAAATTTGAAACCCGCAAAGGCCGCAGATTTCAACGGAATGTACGATATATCACCACGTGCATATTTCACAAAAGTTTTGAACCATACACAGGATCGCATCAAAACCACAAAACAAGCAATTTCAGTATACGTAGATAGAAAGTGTGTGAGCGTCACAACCTTCTTAATTAGGAGAATTTTAAATAGGTTACCTAATTTAATCACAATATTTAATAGTTTAATAGTTTTTAGTGTTTTACTTAGTATTGCGGCAACTCTTCATCATATCATCACTCAGCATAGGAGCTATCAAAAACAACTGTTAGGAATGGAACAAATGTCGGATGAAGCTGCCAGCATGGAGATTTACAATAACCTTCAGCGCAAATTAGAGAGGAACCCCACTTGGGATGAATTTATACAGATGGCTGAAGTTGTCAATCCTTCGCTTGCAAAGAAGCTTATGAAGTACGAACAACCTGATAACGTCTCTCACCAAGGTTCAACTGAAGATACGAAGCAAATAGAACAAATCATAGCATTTGTCACACTGGTGTTAATGACGTTTGATGCAGAGAGGAGTGACTGTGTGTTCAAAACTTTGAATAAATTTAAAGGAACAGTTTCTTCGTTGAATTCCACTGTGCGACACCAATCCCTTGATGACATCATTGGAGATTTCGATGAACGAAACGGGATGATTGATTTTGATCTCAATGACAACATCCATAATGTAAGCTCCCAGACCGATGAAACATTTGGGAGATGGTGGGTTCATCAAACGGAGCGAGGTCATACAATCCCACACTACAGGACTGAGGGCCTCTTTATGGAGTTTACACGTGCTAACGCTGCGCGGGTCGCGAGTGACATCATTCAAAGTACACATACTGATTTCCTAATACGAGGAGCCGTGGGGTCCGGAAAGTCAACTGGTTTACCATTCCATCTTAGCAACCACGGTGAAGTTCTTCTTATAGAACCAACACGCCCACTCACAGAAAATGTGTACAAGCAGTTGTCGGGAAATCCTTTCTTTCTCAAGCCAACAATACGCATGCGCGGGTGTAGTGTTTTTGGGTCATCACCAGTATCAGTCATGACAAGTGGATTTGCACTTCATTATTTTGCAAACAATAGTGACCAGCTCAACAATTTCAAGTATATTATCTTTGATGAATGTCATGTTCTGGACGCTTCGGCAATGGCATTTCGAAGCCTGATATCCGTCTACCATCCAACTTGCAAAGTTTTAAAAGTGTCAGCAACACCACCTGGGCGAGAGGTTGAATTTACAACGCAGTTTCCAGTTAAACTTGTTGTAGAAGAAAATCTTTCTTTCAACAGTTTTGTCAACGCATTGAAAACGCTTAGTAATGCAGATGTACTGAAATATGGGAGCAATATTTTGGTTTACGTTGCAAGTTATAGTGAAGTGGATAACTTGAGTAAGATGTTGACGGACAAGGGTATGAAAGTTACCAAGGTCGATGGAAGAACTATGAAGCATGGTAGCCTCGAAATTACAACCAGCGGAACAACAACACAGCCTCATTTTGTTGTTGCAACAAACATCATTGAGAATGGAGTTACGCTTGATATTGATGTCGTAGTCGATTTTGGAATGAAAGTGTCACCATTCTTGGACGTGGATAACAGAAGCATAGTATACAATAAGGTGAACATAAGTTACGGGGAGAGAATCCAAAGGCTCGGCAGAGTTGGACGCTTTAAAGAGGGGACCGCATTGCGAATTGGTTCAACGGAGAAGGGATTGATTGAAATTCCTAGTATGATTGCTACTGAAGCAGCCCTATATTGCTTTGCGTACAATTTGCCAGTTATGACAAGCAATGCTTCCACCAGCATCATATCTGAATGCACTGTGAAACAAGTTCGAACCATGCACCAGTTCGAGCTAAATCCTCTTTTTATGTTCAATTTTGTCTCATGTGATGGTACTATGCATCCAATGATTCATGAAACGTTGAAGAAGTACAAGTTACATGACTCAATTACACCACTCTGCGAACAGTCAATTCCATACAAAGCGTCCGGCAAATGGTTGTCTGTTAGATGTTATGAGCAAATCGGAGTACGTATCGACGCATGCAAAGATGTAAAGGTGGCCTTTCATATAAAGGACATTCCACCACCACTACATGAAGAATTGTGGAACATTATTCTCAAGTTCAAACACACAGCGTTGTTCCCAACAATCAAGACGTCTTCGATCAGCAAAATTGCCTACACGTTGCAAACCGACATCCATTCTATATCTAGAACACTTGCTCGCATTGATCTATTGCTAGAAGATGAGCGAACTAAGCAAGCAGAGTTGCAAAGCTTAGTATCTAATAATTGCACAAACATGTACTCCATCCTTGGTATAGCAAATACACTCCGTGCACGATACTCTCAGGATTACACAGGTGAAAATATCAGGAAGCTGGAAGCTGCTAAATCCCAGCTACGAGAGTTCAATAACATCCGTGGATCAGCGGATGAATTAAACATTATTGGTAATTTTGAGGCATTACAGTACGTGCATCATCAATCAAAGGAGAGCTTAGCAAGCGCCATGAATCTCAAAGGAATTTGGGCAAAGTCACTAGTTGCACGTGATTTACTTGTTGCAGGCGCTGTAGCTATTGGTGGAATAGCAATACTCTGGAAGTGGTTTAGATCTGAAATTTCGCTCGTACGACACCAAGGGTATTCAAAATCTAAGAAGATCAAGGCGCTCAAGTTCAGAAAAGCTCGAGACAAACGTGCTGGATTCGAGATTGATGGTAATGATGACACTCTTGAGGAGTATTTTGGATCAGCTTACACCAAGAAGGGTAAAGGCAAAGGTACTACAATTGGAATGGGAAAGAGCCATCGGAAATTCATCAACATGTATGGATTTGAACCTGGCGAATACTCATACATACGCTTCGTAGACCCATTGACTGGAGCACAAATCGAGGAAAACGTGTATGCTGATATTTTAGACGTTCAGAAAAAGTTTGGTGATATTCGCACTCAGAAGATCATTGATGACGAGTTGGAACCACAAGCAACCTACAGTAATCAAAGCATTCATGCGTATTTCATAAAGGATTGGTCCAATAAAGCGCTGAAAGTAGATCTCACACCACACAACCCGCTCCTGGTGAGCGAACGTGCCAGCCTTATCATGAAATACCCAGAGAGAGAAGGTGAGCTACGACAAACTGGCCAAGGTGTTGAAGTTGATATTTCTGAAATTCCGAAAGGAGAGGCAAGTCATGAATCAAAATCATTGCTACGAGGCTTGAGAGACTTCAACCCTGTGGCAACAGTTGTTTGTAAGTTAATAGCCAAAACTGACATGGGGATTAAGAGTATGCACGGAATTGGCTTCGGCTCATACTTAATTGCAAATCACCATCTGTTTAAAACCTTTAATGGAGCACTTGAAGTCCATACCCATATGGGAATTTTTAAAGCACCAAACATGACGTCCTTACAGGTATTTCCTCTACAAGGTCGAGATTTAATAATTGTGAAGATGCCTAAGGACTTCCCAGCCTTCCCTCAAAAGTTGCACTTCCGCGGACCTAGGGCTAATGAACGAGTATGTATGGTTGGTTCAAACTTCCAGAATAAATCAATCTCATCGACTGTATCCGAAACGAGTCCCACACATCCTATACAACGAAGTACATTTTGGAAGCACTGGATAGATACGAATGATGGCCAGTGCGGGTTGCCAATAGCTTCAACCCATGACGGAAGTATTCTCGGCTTACATAGCCTTGCAAATAACAACACGAGCGAGAATTACTTTGTAGCTTTCGACGATGAGTTTGAGGAGAAACATTTGCGCACGTCTGAGCACACGGAATGGGTCAAGAACTGGAAATACAATCCAGACAAGGTTTTGTGGGGTTCTTTGCAGTTAAAAGAAGATAAACCTAACGGGCTATTTAAGACCACAAAGCTTGTTTCTGATTTGCATGAAAGCACCTCGGTTCGCGAACAAGGAGAAAACACCAGATGGATGTATAACGCTCTTGAGAACAACATCATTGCCACAAACTATTTGCAGAGTCAGCTGGTAACAAGACATGTGGTGAAAGGAGAATGTATGCATTTCTCAATGTTTTTGAGTCAAGACAAAGAAGCAGCACAATTCTTCAAGCCACTGATGTGGGCGTATGGAAAGAGTAAACTGAACACTGAAGCATACATCAAAGATTTAATGAAGTATTCCGAACCCATAGAGGTTGGAGTTGTGGATGCAGATGCTTTTGAAGAGGCTGTTGTTCGTGTTATATTGTACCTCAAAATGAAAGGATTCAGAAAGTGCGCTTACATTACAGATGAGGACGCAATATTTCAAGCTTTGAACATGAAGGCTGCAGTCGGAGCATTGTATGGTGGTAAAAAGCAGGACTACTTCAAAGATTTCACTCAGCAAGATAGAGAACAAATTTTGCGTGACAGCTGTTTCAGACTCTACAAGGGATCTTTGGGGGTGTGGAATGGTTCTTTAAAAGCTGAGTTACGGTGCAAAGAAAAGATTGATGCCAACAAGACGAGAACTTTCACGGCAGCACCAATAGACACACTTTTGGCTGGAAAGGTATGCGTGGATGATTTTAATAACAATTTCTACGCCAAAAACATTGAATGCTGCTGGACAGTCGGAATGACGAAGTTCTATGGAGGCTGGAACAAATTACTCACAGCACTACCGAACGACTGGCTTTATTGTGATGCAGATGGTTCACGATTTGACAGCTCTCTGACACCATATTTGATCAATGCTATCATTACCATCAGAAGTGCATACATGGAAGAATGGGACATCGGTGAACAAATGTTAAGGAATTTATACACTGAAATTGTGTATACTCCAATCTCAACACCAGATGGCACAATCGTGAAGAAGTTCAGAGGGAACAACAGTGGGCAACCATCAACGGTGGTAGACAACTCGCTAATGGTCGTCCTAGCTATGCATTATGCTTTTGTTAGAGAGGGTATTCCCTATTGTGAAATTGAAGACATCTGTAAGTTCTTTGTCAATGGAGATGATCTTCTAATTGGTGTAAATCCAGAACATGAGGAAATCTTAGACCGTCTCGGAGGACATTTCAGTGACTTAGGTCTCAACTATGATTTTTCCTCTAGAACAAGAGACAAATCTGAGCTATGGTTTATGTCACATAGGGGTCTTAAATGTGAAGGGATTTACATACCAAAGCTCGAAGAGGAAAGAATTGTCTCCATACTCCAATGGGACCGCGCAACAACACCAGAAAACAGGCTAGAGGCAATCTGCGCAGCAATGATAGAAGCATGGGGCTATCCTGAGTTAATCCACCAGATCAGGCGATTTTACAAATGGTTATTAGAACAAGAGCCATTTGCCACAATTGCTTCAGAGGGTAATGCACCATACATTTCATCTTTGGCCTTGAGGAGGCTGTATCTTAACGAACACATTGAGGATGATGAGTTAGAGGCATACCTCAAAACATTTGCGGAACTGGACGATGAGTTTGAATGTGACACTTTTGAAGTTCACCATCAAGCAAAAGATGAAGAAAAGATCGATGCAGGAGATCCAGCAAAGAAAAAGGAGCAAATTCCTCCTCCTGAGAATAAAGCAATAACCAAGGGAAAAGACAAGGATATCAATGCAGGAACTTCAGGAACAATGACAGTGCCACGTATTAAAGCTATAACAGCCAAAATGCGTTTGCCGAAGGCCAGAGGGTCAGTTGTCCTTAACTTGGACCAGTTGCTGGAGTATCGACCTCAACAAGTAGATTTGTCAAACACTCGAGCAACGCAAGAACAATTCAGTCTGTGGTACGAGTATGTTAAGAACTCGTATGATGTCTCCGATACTGAAATGGCAACACTCATGAATGGACTAATGGTGTGGTGCATTGAAAATGGAACATCACCTAACATTAATGGAGAATGGGTGATGATGGACGGAGAATCACAGGTCACATACCCCTTAAAACCTGTGATAGAAGGAGCCAAACCAACCTTTCGACAAATTATGGCTCACTTCTCCGATGTAGCCGAAGCATACATCGAACTGCGTAACACAAAAGAGGCGTATATGCCACGATACGGCCTCATTCGAAATTTGCGAGATATGAGTTTAGCTCGTTACGCATTTGACTTCTATGAGATAACTTCTCGCACACCCAACCGAGCACGTGAAGCACATATACAAATGAAAGCAGCAGCACTTAAATCTGCACAATCACGTTTGTTTGGCTTGGATGGTGGCATCAGTACACAACAAGAGAACACAGAGAGGCATACTACAGAAGATGTAAACTCTGATATGCACACACTACTTGGAGTGCGCAACATGTAAGGCGCGTATGCTTACTGGGATGAAAAGCAAATATATATAGTGTATATTGTATATTTCAGTGTCTTTGTACTATTTGAAAGCGTTAACCTTATATAGCACATAATAATGAGGTATTGGGGTGGCTTACGCATTCCGTGCGTGAGGTGAACTCATATTTCTTAGTCTTTAATGTCTGTTTGAGGTGGCTCATGTATTCTGTACATGAGGTGAACTCTTTTGGAGGTGGCTTACGTATTCCGTACGTGAGGTGAACTCTTTGTGTGCTTTATTTTGTGTGTCTTTCTCTGTCTCTTCTTCAAGTGTAGGTGGCCTATGTATTCCGTACATAGGGTGACTGCAATTGCTGAAAGCGAGAAAAAAAAAAAAAAAAAAAAAAAAAAAAAAAAAAAAAA